TACAACGCTCTGTTTTCCGCAGCCGTCACAGACGTAGAGTATCGCCATCTTCATTCCTCCTGTGTTGCGGGGCGGGCGGGCGGATCGACGCTGCTCCGCCGCCTATCGAACCTCATGGCCACCACCATGAAATGGTCGCCAATGGCAAAGCCGTAGAGCTTCCGAATTGGGTGGACGATCCGCTGCCCGTTCAAGCCTACGCCTTCTGGCGTGGCGGTGACCGTCATGGGGTGCAGCGTGTCGCCCCAAAACACCGTCACTCCGTAACAGTAGAGTCGCATCAGATCGCCTCCTTTGAGTTTACAAACCCTGCTTCAACCCATTGAAACGCTGCTGGCGTTCCGGGCCCGGTTTTCAGTGAATTGTCGTGTGATTGCGCGCCGCTGCGCACACTGCCGGGGTCCGCATGGGGCGGCCGGGTCATGGCCGCACCAGTGCATTGTAAACCGTGGCTTCGCTCACGCGCATGAGGCGGGAAATTGAGGCGGTGTCGCAGCCCAAGGCGAACAGCGCCGCATAGATGGCGGCGTCGCCCAGGGCCACGCGGAAATGCCGGAAGCCCCGCCGGCCGTCAGTCTTGGGCATCAGGCGCCCTCCTCCGCTGGCAACATGCCAAGGGCCGCCATGTAGAGGTCGAGCATGGATTGTTCTTCTTCCCGCACAGTGGCTTCCTTCTTGCGCAGCGCAATCACCATGCGCAGGATCTTGATGTCGAAGCCATTGGCCTTCGCCTCGGAATAGACTTCCTTGATATCGCCGCCGATGGCCGCCTTTTCTTCTTCCAGCCGCTCGATGCGCTCGATGAAGCTTTTTAACTGGCCCTGGGCGAAGTTCGTTTTGGTGTTGCTCATATTTCCATCTCTTTCTTGATGTTGCGCGTCAGGCGGGCTTCGCCTGCGCGGTTCAAAACCATGTCGAGGTTGAACACCGTTCCCTTGGCCTTCACGCCGGTAACGCGCGCCTGGCCAACGCGGAAAGATCCTGCGGGCGCCTGTCGCAATGCGCCGCTCCACACGCCAGCGCCAAGCTCGCCTTGCCATTTTGATCCGGCAAACAGTTTGAATAGCAGCGGGTGCTGGTTGGGAATAAATAGGCCAAATTGCGGGTTTCCCGTTTCGGGCTTGATGACGGAAAGGCCCGCCTTCTGCGCCATGGCGCGCGCTTCCTCGAAGTCCATGTGGCCAGTCCATAGCCGTTCCAGAACCTCGCCAACGGTCTGTTGGCCGCCGCCTTTCCATGCCTCGATCGCCGTTGACAGAATGTGATTGAGACACAGGCGCCAGCTTTCCGCCGCGTCCTCATATTCGGCCATGTTGTCGGCCTTGAAGGCTTCCGTCCAGTGAGCCAGGTTCTCGGCCATCGTGGCCATGGGCACATCAAGAAATTCCGCGTCCTGGTCAATCAGGATGTCAGCGCAGGCCAGCAGGGTTCCGAATTGGTCCTGGCCGCGGCTGTCATGTCCTGCCGCTGCCAAAGCTTCACGATAGGCGCGGAAGTTCCCGGCGAAGCGGCCCCATCCGTCCATCATGCGGCGCATGATCATGCGGCCCATGCGGTGAAGCTTGGCCTCGTCAAGGTCGGGTGAAACGCTGTCCTGTGGCAGGCGCTGCAGGCGCAGCAGCGCCATGCGCGAAAGGTCTTGCGGCTCCAGTGGCGGCGTCAGGATGCTGGAGAAGGCGAAACAGGAGCGTGCATTGAACTGGGTCCCCTTGTGCGCCTCGCCGCCGCGCAGCATCATGTCGCCAGAGGCGGCCAGGCGGGCCAGCTCAATGATGGCCTTAGCCTTGCGCGTGTCGCTCTTGCCTTCAAGCTCATCCACGGCCACGGGCAGCGCGTCGGATTTCAGGAGCTGATAAACACCGGCGGCCGTCGTGTCGGCGGATTTGATCAGCGCATTGCCGAAGATCAGTTTCATCAAGCGTTGAAGGGTGGATTTGCCGGTGGCCTTGTCGCCGGTCATGTAGATAATCGGGCGCCACGGCAGCGCGCCGCCAATCATCGCCGCGCCCAGCCAGCCCAGGAACAAGATTGGGTCAATCTCGGGCCGCGCCCAATTCCACGTTTTCAGTAGCGGCAGCAGATAAGCGGCGGGTCCGCGGGCCTGGCCAATGGTGCGCGGCCACGGCTGCAGGATGGGCGGCCGCGTCATGTAGACATCGCCTTCCAGCTCGCCCAGGCCGATGGCCTTGTCAGCCCGCCAAAGCTGGGTGCCACAATGCATCACAAGGGTGCCGTCAGAAAGTTTCCACGCGCCGCGGCCACGCGCGCGCTCCACCGCGTTCCATGGGCCTTTGCGCGCGCATGCTGCCATTAGGTCTTCCGCGCAGCGCTCCTGCCGCCAGGAAACCAGCTCGCCTTCCTTGTTGAAGCGCGGCCAGGCGTAATAGAGGTAATGGTGGCGGCCCATGAACAGGCTGTTGACGGCCTTCTGCCCGAATTGCGAAAATTCCAGCGCGCGCAGCTGGCCCAGCGTGTCGAGAAACCAATAAACGTCAATATCAACGCCCAGGGGAATGACGGGGCAATCTGGCGGCAGGCCAAATTCATCCGGCTCCCATTCACCGGGGGCAACACCATTGAGCGCGTCACCGGGCACGGGGTCGCGCGCCGCCAGCTTGGCCAGCCAGGCGCGGTCCTGCTGTTCGGCATCGGCCACGGCAGCGGCAACGCCAGCCGCGCCCTCGTCAGCGCTTTCCGGAAAATCGTTCATTGCAATCTTTCAACAGACGGAACAAATGGGGCGCGGGGCCGCCTCGCAGCGCGGCCCCGCATGCGGTCAGCGGCGCTTGCGTTTCGGCTGGCTCATGGCAACAGGTGGCGTGTCGTCATCGCCTTCAACGTCGCCGCCCTCGCCGCCTTCCACATCGTCGTCGTCAATCACGTCGCCGCCTTCGCCCGGAATGTCATTCAGGGTGATGGCGGGTTCGTCGGCCACGGTGGCGGATACCACTTCTCGGCCCATCGGCATTCCGGCGTCGGTTCCGCCTTCAGAAAGCGAGGCGGGATCATCTTCATTGCTGTCTGCAGCGCCTCTTCCGGCGTCGGCCGCGGTTGCTGCTTCCGCTTGCGGCAATGGTTGCGCGCGCTGCGCAGCGCCAAAGTTTTCGCGCTCATGAATGGTGCCCTCGTTCATGTCATCAGGTCCGGCAATCGTTTCGAAGCCTCGTCCGGGTGTGGCGGGTTTCGGGTCGGCGGGCGCAGTCTCTGGCGGCGCGATATGGGGCGAAAGCAGCGGCACGATTTGGCAGTAGATGTTCATGGCCAGTCGGTAGTCTTCCGGCCGTTCATCCCACGCAGTTGGGGGTTGCCCCTGCTCAACGCGGCGCGCTTCAAGGTGAATATAAAGCGCCTCGCCATGAAAGCGATAGTGCATCACCTGGGAGAAGGAGTTTTCGTCCTGTTCCAGAAGATCCTCCGCAAAACTTCTGGCCCGTGAAGCGGAAAAGATCACGTGAGCTGCCATACTCACGGCCATGCGGTGAGCTAAGTCTACATCCTTAATCATGATTGTCCTCTCAACAAGTCGTTTGCATCTTTGCCCACGAAGGAGTGGGCCACGGTAACCGGGCGCAAGAGACGCAGCGCCGCCACGGCCTTGTCAGCAGCGGCACGCGCCTGGGCGCCTGCATCGTTGTCGGCAAAGACGATGACCTTTGAAACGCAGGGGTGGTCCACGGGTACATGCGCCATGTTGCCCAGCGTGCCGGCGGCCCACACGCGATAGTCCGGGCAGGCCAGCGCAATTGACAATCCGTCTTCAATCCCCTCGGTGATGATGAGCGGGCCGCTGCGTTGCGCCCGTGCTGCGTCTTCCGGCGTCAGCTTTCCAGTGCCGCGCGAAAGGCGGATGACGGCACCTGCATAGCCATGCGGCCAGATCATCTTTGTTGGTGAAACCGGCGCCTTGCCGCTGCCATCGGGGGCCAGGAAGGTGCGATGAACGGCCACGATGGCACCCGTGGCATCGCACATTGCCGAAATCATGCATGGCCATTCGGTAATCACGCCATCGGGGTCATGATGTTCCGCCACCGGCAGAAAGCGCAGGGCCCGCGGCGGGCTGGCAAGGCGCGAAATGTCAATGCCGCGCGAAGCCAGATAGGCTTCCGCCACAGTGCCTTCGATCTTGGGCTGCGCTTGCAGCCACCATCCTTTTGCGCCCTTGCGCTTGCGCGCCAGCGTTTCCCGCGCCTCTCGTTCCTCGGCCTCCTGGCGTTGCTGGTTCTGGGCGCGGCGGCGCTCCAGCGCCTTGCGGTCAAAGCCTTCGCCCCAGCCAAGCCATGACAGTGCCCAGGTGCGGGTTGCCCTGCGGTCCACAAGGTTCTTGCAGTGACGAATGGCGTCAATGATGTCGCCATGTTCCTGCGTCGCCTCGTCCTTGAAGGCGCCGCGCGCCGGGCCTTTCAGCAAGATCCAGAAGGAAGGCCGCGTATCCTTGCGTGCCCCCGTTGGGTCGCGCGCCAGCCAATAGGCGCCGCTTTTCTTGCCAGTCGGCGCCAGCTCGCGCACCAGGCTGTCAAGCCGCTTCAACAGCTCGTCCTTGATGTCAGCAAAGCGCGGCGCGGTGGAAGTCACGCTGCCACCTCCAGGCCCAGGGCGTTTTCAACGCCGGAAATCCACGTCTCAAACGCAGGGTCATCGCGGTTGTCTTCGATGGTATGGCAGATCTGGGAAACCGCCTGAACTGATAGCCCAGCCACGCGCGCCACGTCGGAACGTGAGAAGTTGTATCGCGTCACGGCGAGGTAGGAGGCGAGCTGACGGCATCCGTTGGCCCTGCTCCACATCAGGTCGCGGCTGCGGCGGTCAGTGCCTTTGATGGCCAGCACATAGCTGGCATCAAGCCCGGCCCGGTTGGCCTCTGCCACCACAAGCAGGCGCCAGACACGTTCAATCATCTTGCCGTCGCTCATCACCGCCCGCCCTTCCGTTGAACAATTCGCGGCTGCGCAGCCAATGCGCCATGGCCGCCACCAGCTGCAGCGCGGTGCGCTCGGTCAGCGGCACAACAACATGCGAGCCAGCGCCCGCCGGCAGCACCAGTTCGCCGCCGCTCTGCCCGTCGTCGCGGAAATAAATGGTTGGCGCGGGGCTCATGGGTGGCCATCCTCCCAGCCAAAGGTCAGGCCATAGCCGCGCCTTTCAAGGCGCCTATTCACCTCGGCCAGGATTTGATTGGCGTAGACGATGGCAGACCACCGCAGCGCGTAGTGAAAGCAAGCCCACGTGCAGAGGATCATGGCCAGTTGAGCCACCATTGATCAGCCAGGCGTCAGCGTGTCGAATGTCAAGACGGCGTGGGCCTGTTTGAGGCAGGACGCGCCCAATAGGCAAAGCGCGAAATGGCGAAGCTTGACCGTCATGCCGCCCTCGCCTCTTCCGCCGTTGGTTCGGCCAGCGTAATGCCGCACAGTTCCATCATCACAGCTTCGGCCAGAACCTCGCGCTGCATCGGGCGGGCATGGCGGAACAGCCGGTGCATCTTTTCCCAGCGGGCCACATTGCCAATGGGCTCCTTGAGAATGGCCCGGATTTGTCCCACGGCCTCGCGCGCCATGATGGCAAGTTCCGCCTCAATGTAGCTATGAGTGGTTGTGTCTGGCATTCATTCCTCCAGATTGCTGATGGCTTGGGAAAGCCGGTTGAGGGTTTTGAAATGCGGCACGCGGCCGGGGCATTTCAGCAGCCGCGCATAGGTGCTTTCTGAAACGTCGGCTCGCCGGCAAAGCTGCGCCACGGAGATGCTGCGCGCCTCCCTGCGGGCTTCGATGGCGTCAAAACGGTCCCGCCCCGCGCTCTGTGTCTGGTAACGCAAGTCCATTGACTATCCTGTGCTAGTCGTGTGATTGTCACTGGATCAGATGATTTGCGTGTTTTGTCAAGTGGCGACTGCCCTACTGCATAACATACCCACAAGGCGCATTCTGCCAGCCATGGCAAATGATGATCTTGCGCGTGATCAGCGGGCCTATATCGCCAGCGTGCTGGAGCGATTGGGTTCCGGTTGGGATCAAACAAAGCTTGCACGCAAAGCGGGCATGGAACCGTCCACGCTCTCGCGCTTCATGTCTGGCGGCCGCGAAGGCCATTTGCTGCGCCATTCTTCAATTCGGAAGATTGAAAGCCTCACCGGCTTCATGTTCCTGGCCGGCAAGGGCAACCGCGCGGCGGAAGGTTCGCCTCGGCCGCCAAGCAGCCCCGGCTTTGCCGAAATGGAGGCAACGCCACTGCGGCAGAATGACACTGGGCATTATGATGGCGTTGTAGAAGCGGCCATTGCCGGGCGCAACAATGTGGATGCCTGGGTGCTGCGATCGCGCGCGCTGGAAGGTGCCGGGTGCCGGCCGGGTGACACGTTGATTGTTGAACTGGGGGCAGAACCGCGCCGTGGTGACATTGTGTGCGCCCAGATTTACGATTGGGCCCGCGCGGGCGCCGAAACCGTTTTCCGTCTGTTTGAGCCACCAGCCCTTATCGCTGTGACCACTGACGCCGCGCTGCTGCGGCCGTGGACGCTGAGTGACAGCGCCGTCACCATCAAGGGCGTTGTCACCCATGTGCTGCGCGAACGGGTGGCAGCATGACGCCAAGGAAATTATCACATTGAGTTTCACGTGTGACAAATGTCCAATGACAGTCACTTGACAAATTGACAAACGTCATACACCCTTCGCGCAGTGATTTGCGAGGGTGCCATGCAATACCTGCTCTCAAAGACTGAACTGTGCCAGGCCATGCGCCTGTCGCAGCGGCGGTTCGATGAACTGCGGCCGAAGCTGCAGGAAAAGGGCTTTCCGCGCCCCGTGCCGGGCCTGGGTGCCCGTTGGCATCGGCTGGCCGTCGAAGAATGGTTGGATCAGGCCGCCGGGTTTCTCCCTGGCGCGGCGGCGGGCGGCGAGGTGGAGCCGGGGCCGAAGGGCTCCACCTCTGCCATCCAGCGCGCCCAGGCGGCGCTTGAAGCCCGCTATGGAAGGCCCGCCGCATGATCACGCGCCGTCTCTCATCATCGCAGTTGAATATTCTAACCGCCGCCGCTGTGCGGCCTCTGCGCAGGGTCAACGGCGGCTGGATTGCGCCGGGTGGTGATTTCGTGCGCAAGAACAGTGCGGACAGTCTGTTGCTGCGCGGCCTGCTCATCTCCGTGCATTCGGGGCCCCATGGGCCGGGGCTCGTGCTGTCGCGTGAAGGTCGCGCCGCCATTGGGCACAAGGAGAAGATGCCAGCATGATTGCGCTCTTGGGATACGTGGATTTTTTTCAAGCCGCAGTGTTCTTCACGTTCGGATTTGTGGCTGGCATCGCCGCAAATTCCGGTGCGGGCCTCAACAAATGAAAGTGCTATTCGCCAATGATGACGGCGGCCAGGAGGTGTTTGAAACGCCGTTCAATTTCCGCTCGCGCTATCTGCTGCGCAAGGGCAATCTCTGGGCCTTGATCACGCCGGAAGGCTGTGCTCCGGTCTATAAGCGGGTTGCAATCCCCGACATTTCTGATTTGCAGGCGGTGGAGTATCATCCACCGCCGGTTGCCGATACCGGCGCAGACGCTTAAGCTCGCGCCACCACCCTGTCATGGAGCCACCCATGAATGCCTCGAAAATTATTGTGAAGCTGGATTATGTCGTGTGGCGGGAAGGCCGCCCGCGCTTTGTGCCAGGGCCTGCCCAGCGGGCGCTTGGTTTCAAGGGGCATGATCTGCGCCACGCGGATGGCCGCTGGTTCATGCTGGATGAGGCCCTTGCCTTCTCCACCGGCATCAAGGCCGAAGCCATCCAGCGCCGCGCCGGGGGCCAGCGCAAGCCCATGGAGCGGCCGAAGTGGTACAGCGTGGCTGATCTGTTCGCGGATCTGTGGCGGCATCCTCAGTTCAATCGCAGCAATCCCGGCCGCATGAAGCCGCTGGCTGAAAGCACCATCCGCAATTACAAGACCATGGCCAACGCGCTGATGGAGTATGACGCGGAATTGTGGGCCAGCCCGGTTGAGGCGGTCTCGCGCGTTACCGCCTTTGGGCTCTATGAGCGGCTTTATCGTGACAAGGGCCTGCACATGGCCCGCCACATCATTGCCACGTGCAGCATGGCCTGGTCGCGCGGCGGTCGGGCCGGGCGGGCGTCAAGCAATCCATTTCTGCGCCTCGGCATGGAAACGGTGCCGGGGCGGCTCCGCGCCGCGTCGGTGGAAGAGCTGCGCCACTGGGTTGCCGTGTGTGATGCCGAAGGCCGGCCGGAAGTGGGTGACATGCTGCTCTTTGCCGTGTTCACGGCCCAGCGGCAGGGTGACCGGCTGCGCCTCACGTGGGATGATGTGAAGGACGGAACCTTTGTGGTGGAGCAATCAAAAACCAATCGCAAGGTGCGCGCCGCCCTGCCCGCCATCGTGCTGGCCCGCCTCGCCGCGGCGAAGCTGCGCCGGAAGGATGCGAAGGTTACATGGCCGCAACTGTTCATAGACGAGAAGGCGAACCGCCCGTGGAAGGCCGATCATTATCGGCATGTGCTGGCCGATCTGCGGCGCGCGGCGGCGAAGTCTCTGCCGTCAATCGCTGATTTGACCGATCAGGATCTGCGCGACACGGCGCTCACCTGGGCGCGTGGCGGCGGTGCCGATTTCGAAACGCGCCGCAGCCTGTCCGGCCACAGCCAAAGCGCCGCCGCGCTGGAAGAGAAACACTATCTGGCCGCCACTGAAACCGTGGGAGACGCCGCCGTCTCCGCCATCATGGCGGTGTGGGAGAAGGGGGAGTGATTTAGTTTGTAGTGAGAACAAGCACCATGTCAGCCGGTACACCATTCTTGACCAAACACATCTTCACGAAGCCGTGCTGGAAAGATTGACAGCGTATAGTAAACTTTGGGCATTGCTTTAGCGCCTCTTTGCTGCACGCCTCATAGATCGCTGCAACTTGCTCTCCCGTCATCTCTTCAGCGAAAGCAGGGACGGGCATGATCAACACTGACGCCAGAACGAAGGAAAAGCGCATCAAACACCTGACTTGACGTTGTCGGCAAATCGTATCATGGTCCGCACGTGGCTGAAAACCACCAAACTCAAAGCGGACCTCCGCCCCGAAAGACATGCGGATTTCTTTATGTCTATGCGGCGGGAGTGTGACGGATAAGGCGGGTAACCGCCCCAAGAAGTCCGCCTGTCTTTGAGCAGGTTTTCAGCTCCCGCCACCAGCCTTGCTGAAAACAAGGCGCTGGCGCAATCAACCTACTCAAAGAGGTTCGCTATGGCGCTCAAAATCTCCCACGAAATCGACAAGGCAATTAACGTCTCTCTCTGCATCAGTGAAGCACTGCTGCTTCTTTCGGATCCCGGTCTACTTCAACGTGAAGACAGATGCCGTGAAGCTGTCCAGCGGCTCTCATGGCTAGCGGTGAACCATGCACGTGAACTTGAACTTCATACTGTTGTGGAGTGGCGGTAATGGGGAGTGTGAAGTACTTCCATTGGAATGGCGGCAAGCCCCGTTGGATCCCCGGGCCGAGTTTAAGAGCGCGCGGTGCCAAGAGCACATATCTGCTCGATGAGACTGGGGGATATCTGTCTTATGCAGATGCAATTAGGGAAGCCATCCTGAAGAACGACGCGTTTGGTGTTGGCGCACCGCGCGCACAGCCAGCAAATGGCATTGGCTACGTGTATTTCATGTGGGCGGCAGACGCTATAAAGATTGGGTTTTCTTACGATCCTGTTAATCGCGCTGCAGCTTTACAGGTTGGTTCGCCACTGCACATCCGTCTTATCCTGGCTGTGCGCCGCCATAAGAAATACGAACGTGACTTGCATCGGAAGTTTAAAGATTTACGCGTGACGGGCGAGTGGTTTAGACCCGATCCAACCCTTCTCAAATTTATCGAAGACCTGCAGCGAACAGAGATGGCTTCCAAATCAAGTCGCCGTGAGACGTGAGATCGGTCTCAGACCTGTCTCATGTTCTCATTCTGTTTTGGTTAAGTGCTTGAAAGGGATGGTGGGCGATGAAGGACTCGAACCTTCGACCCGCTGATTAAGAGTTTACAGCTAACCAATATATTTCAATTGGTTAGCATATGAAACCAGGCGACACTGAGCGAAAATAAGCGGTTTCGCTCACGCTTAATATGTCGCCACCTCGGCGAATTCGAGGTTCGCATAGAACGAGCCGACGCCGGCCGCGCCCATGGCCACCGCATTGACGATGTTGAGGCCCTCATTTTGGTGCAGCACCAAGGGATAGTCGCCGGTGTCGTGAGTGAACAGATTGTTGATGGATGGTGTGATGCCCTGGCCTACGCCGCCGGCCCAGCCGCCGACAACGGAGAGTGCGTTGGCATCGGCCGTTTTGGTGCCGGCAGTGAGCGCAGCGGTCGAGGAAATACGGCAATCGAGTGATGTGGGTGTGCCCAGCGACGTGCGGTGCTTGGTGTTGGAGCCCGTAACCGCGATTGCGGTCTGGCCGGAGTCTGAGACGGTGAATGCGCGTTCGACAAACAGCGCGTAGGACATTTCCTGCGCAGTGGTGAAGGCCGTGGTGGTGATGAAGCCGACGCCAACGCGGCGCACAATAATCAGATTTGAGCTCAAATTGCGAAGCGAAAACACGGCGGCGCCTGCGGCAACTCCTGTCAGTGCACCAGAACGGCCGCTGACTGAATTCCAGGCCAGCACTTCCGATGGGCGGATGGTCACACGAACAGACTTGAAGGTGGGGTCCACTTCGGCGATGTTGGCAGGTGTTGAGCCCTGGATCTGTGACATTGATTTCGTCTCCTGTTAAGCGAGGGTCACATTGATGTTGCGCGCACCGTAGAGCAGCGCGTTGTTTGCGGAACCGACGAAAAGGCGCACTTGGTCCGCCGTCGTGACGGCGCCGGCGCACACCAGCGGGTCAGCTTGCATTTCGTCCTCGGCAACGCCTGCCGGCATATCGAGCGCGGGCGAGGCAATCACCTTTTGTCCTACGGTTGCGCCGGGAAACGTCACATTAAAAAATGTGCCGCGGGATAGCGCGGTGAATGTCACAGTCACTGTGGTGATGGAGATTGCCGGGCCGGTTGGGCCCGTAGCGCCCGTGGCGCCCGTGGCACCAGAACCCGTGGCGCCTGTCGATCCTGTGGGGCCGGTAGGCCCTGTTGAGCCTGTGGGCCCCGTGGGGCCAGCCGTGCCAGTACCTGTGGCGCCCGTCGATCCTGTGGGGCCGGTGGCGCCGGTTGGTCCAGCTGCGCCAGGCGAGCCTGCTGCACCGGGCGCGCCATCTGATCCCGTTGGGCCAGTGGGTCCCGTTGCACCAGTGCCCGTGGCGCCCGTCGATCCTGCGGGGCCAGTCGGGCCAGTCGGGCCAGCCGGACCTGGTGAAGCGGCGGGCGAAATCATGATGACGGGGGAAGTGACGAGAAGACCAATATGGCGTTGCACCGGCAATTCGATTGCCGACGTGCTGCCATCAGCCAGCATCAGGCTATGGCTGACAAGTTCCATCTGCAGCGCGCGCGGCGCCGCAATATGGAGGTCATTAGCCAAGGCTGATCACCATGGGAAACGCGCCGTGAGCGTGTTGTGTGTCATCGGCGTTCCAGATGGTCAGGTAAACATAGGCCGTGCTGTCCAGCGGCATGGGTGCAATGGCGGCAGCATCCAGCGTTATGGAAAGCAGGCCCGCCGCCGGCGTCACGATGGCCAGGCCGCTGCCCATTGTCAGCGCAAGTGGTGAGCCCACGCCGTCATGCTTTACCTTGGCGGTTAAGGTCTTGCCGGTCAGGTTCTGCACTGTGCCGGTGGCCTTGTCGGTCAGTGTGATCTTCCACACATTGGTTTGCCCTTGAACGGCAATCAGGGCGCTTTCTTCCAGTGTTGTCGTCATGGTCACGCCCCTTTCGCCACCAGCAGGCGGTCAATCTTCCCATCAAGCGAAGAGAGGCGATCGATCAGGCGTTGTTCCACATCTTTGATGTAGCCATTGCGCGCATATTCTCTCGCCACCTCGACCTTGAAGTCGGTCAACTCTTTCTCGACCGCCGCGATGTCGGAAGCGGATTTTGCCCGTGCGGCTGAAATCGCCATTTCGAAGCGCAGCCACGCGCCGCCAACTGAGCCAGCCAACGCAACGATTGTCACAATCGCTTCCCAGGTGATTGGCCCAGTCAGTCCCATCGTGGCGGCCCTCGTTACTTGCGCTTAGTGAACACGGGCGTGGAGGTGAGCAGGCGCATGATGACCATCATCACGCCAGAAACCATCCAGCTGTAAGGGGGTGGCAAAATCGTGCTCCAGTCGATGGCGCCGATATACTGGGTCACCGGCGGGATAATGACCATCGCCAGCCCGATCAGAAACGTGCGAAATCCAGTCATGTCGTTCTCCTATGTTGGGGCCGCAGAGGTCCAGAAGGCCCAGAATATCAGCGCGGCCAGGCCGATAAGTCCGATGGCGGTTGCAATCGCGCCAGCGAGTGCAGCGTTATGGTCTTTCTCATCAATCCAGCCGCCTGTGCTTGGGGCGGGCTCCACCGGCGGCACATCGGGCGGCGGCGGGATCGGCGCGGGCTCCGGGGCCGGTTGAAGTGTGGATGCTGGCGCAAGCTGCGTGGGGTTGGCATCAAGCCACGCCACGCGCGCCGTCACCGCCCAGTTGAGGCGTTCGGGATAATGCTTCACGCCCGCCTGCTCGAATTTTTGCTCAAAAGCTTTCACCTTGGCGAACAGGTCCGGGGCCGCTTTCACGGCCGCAATGGCGCTCCGGTAATCAGTGGAAAGCTCAACAAACAAGTATTTATAGTTGGTCTCGTGCGCCTCTGGCCGCAGGTTGTGGCGGCCGCAATAGGCTTCGAATTTCTTGCGCCGCGGGCCGGTCCATTGTGCCCAGCCATAGCCGCCGCGTGAGCCCTTCACCGTCGGCTTGACTTCCTGCAAGCTCTTGAAGCCGCCGCTTTCATAGCCGAGATTGCCGAACACGGCGGCTGCATCGTCCAGCGAACAGCCGAAGTCCGCCATCAATAGGCTCATGTATGTTGGCGCAACAGTCTGGAAAAGGCTCTTGCTCATCTATCCCCTCAAACTTTGTATGTGCCCGCGATTTCGAGCGTTGTGGTGTTGGTGAAGTCCGTGTTGTCCAGCGCCGTGGTGCCAGCAGCTCCGGCGCTGCCCACGCGCCGCAGCAGGATGAGATCGGAGTTGTTATAGACATAGGCAAACAACGGCCGGTCCAACGTACCGGACGCAAAGCCGGTGATCGGCATCAGCGACACTGGCGTGTCTATGTCATCAACGGATGCCCAGGGCAGATTGGTGATGTTCGCCGTGCCCGTCGAAGATCCTTTGGCCGTCAGGGTGATCTTGATCTTGAAGAAAACCGTGTCACCAATGCGCGTATATCGGCCAATGAATGTGCCGGTCATGCCAACGGCGCCACCGCCGAAGGTGAGGCCTGGCACAAAGCTGCCTTCCTTGTACCAATCCAGCGTGGTCTGATCATCGTTATTATAGTTTACAATCTGCAGCGGCGGCGTGCGTTTCACCGCCTGCTCCGTTGCCAGCGAACCTGAATAGGTCGCGCCGTAATAATCGTAATACGCTTCCGCGCCGCCCGTGATCGTGATGTTGGGCACATCGTCAACACCAGACACATGCGCGAAATGGATCTGGCGGCATTGTGCGCCGCTCACCTGAATGCCGGCCGTGCCGTCCACTGTGCCGCAGTGAACGCCATCGAACCACCAGCCCACCATCCATTTCGGGCCGGTGCCGCTGCACACAACGGTTTTGCCGGTGCCGCCCGCCAGGCGCGCCGCTGAAATGTTTATGACGTGATTATCGTCACCGCAGTTTGCGAAGAAGAACGTGCCGTTTTCGAAACTGCCATGAAGCTGGCGGAAGGTGCAGAACGTGACCGCTGCTTGCCCCGCAACGCCTGTGCAAACAAAGCCGTTTGCATCACCCGTCACATGGGCCACAAGGTTAGCGAATTCGCTGCCATAGACGGCCTGCACGCCGCTCGTATTGGTCTGCGACGAGAAGAGATAGCCATAGCTGCCAGCAATCGTGGCGATATTACGCACATGCAGGTTGCGGCCCACGGCCGATTGCACTGACATGAAGAGGATGCCGACGCCCAGAAGTCCGCGTCCATCCACGGCGAAGTTTTCGAGCAGCGGCGATTTTACATCGTTGACGCCATCGGTGATGACGCGCACACCATGGCCGTTCGCCGCGCCATACCAGGTCAGCACCGTGCCGAAATTGGGCGACGTGGCGCCCCAGTTCGGAATTGCATCAACGCCGCAAAGGCCTGTGCCGTCACGGTTGATGTTTATGGTCGTTGAAAACTCGATCACGCCCGCCGGCATGTCGATGATGGAAACGCCAGCCAGCGCCGTGGCAACGGCGAAGGCCGCATTGTTGGCGGCGGCATTGGCGCCCGCCGCCGCGCCGATCACCGCGCCAAACCAGGTCAGGCTGGCGCGATTGCTCGGCCGCACACGCACCCAGCAACCGGCGGATGATGCAACAGCGTCAGACGCCACATAAATGCCCTGTGCCGTGTCCGCGGCAACCAGCGCTGAATAATCCCCGGTTTTCCACGTGAACAGGCCCTCGCGGCCCGCCTCGCGCAGCACTGCGGCCTGAAAGTTTCCGGTGGCAAGGGCGGCCAGTGCGGTGCGGTCCGCCACGCTGTAGGCTGTGCCGGCCAGTGATGGCGGCGGGCCGCCACCGCCAAGGTCGGTTGACCCGATATAGTATGGCCCAAGCCATGTGTTGACGGCACTCGCATGGATGAACAGTTGCAGCGGGTCCTGGTCGGTCGCCAGATAGGTGAAGCCCTCGGCCTCGCCGTCATAGGCGGATTTTCCCGCCAAAGGCCCGCGCGCGTCATAGGCGCTCTGGCCCGTGGCCAGGAAGCCTGACACAAGATCTGGCAATGCCACAACGCCGCTCAGGTCGCGCTTGAATTCTTGCTGAATGTAGGTCAGGCGGTTGAAGTCGGCATTGAGCTGTGGCGGCGTGGGCGGCACAGCCGTGTCATAGTCAGACACGCGCTCAACGCGCGTGGCGCCGGCAATTTCGAACACGTCGCCGTCAAGGCTGGCAGATGTCAGCAGCAGCGCGCCGCCCAAAGTCTGCGACATGACCGTAATGTTATAATCCACCGTTTCGGCCAGCGTGACGCGCACATCGGCGCGAATGCGCACCAGCGTCAGTTCATCCGGAAACTGCAGCGGGAAATCGAATTCCAGCAGCGTGGTGCCAGCCGTGGGGCTGATGGAGATGAAGCGGTCATTGGCCATGGCGGCACTGTAAGGGTGCCGTCAGGGCCTCAAGAGCAAACGCGGCGTCAGCGCCACATGGCGCTGAAATCCGGCCCGCGCGCCGGGGCCGTCTGGCCGGGCGCCCAATAGAAGTCTTGCCCCATTTCACGCTTCCACCACTGCTGGCGGGATTTGAACGCCTTGTTGGCCTGCGGGTCGGCCAGATACTGAAGTTGATCCAGCACGAGACGTTCATAGGCGAGGCGGGTATACCACAGGGAGCCGCCGGGCGTGTTGGCGCGCAGGAAGTTGATGGCCTCGCGCCCGGCATGTGTGTCCTTGCCCTCGGCCAGTTCCAGCATGTTGCCGCCGGTCAGCGTCCATAGATCCCACAGGTGTTGCACCGCCGGGCCAGCCAGCGTCGTGGGCAGGCCACCACCAAAACGGTTCACGTCGGAAAACAGGAAGTCACCGAAGATGCCAAGCCCGCCGCCCTGCATCACGGCAGCGCCCCAGAAGCGTCTATCGTCCATGTTGCGCGGGTCGCGGCCCTGCGCCACCTGCTTGAGCTGAATGGAAAGGGCGCCGGCAAGCGTTGTGCCAATCAGCAGCGCACCGGCATAGCGGGCGCCACGCGCGATGATGCGGCTGTCTTTTGCGGCAATCATCGGCAGCACGCGCATGGCATTGAGATACAGGAACACGGCGGAGAAGCTTTTGAACTGGGCGGCGCTGCGCGTCACCTCGCCCCAGAACGTGCCGGGCTGGTCTGTCGAAACCAGGAAGGTCTTGGCCCGCGTTGATCCTGATGGCACGGCATATTCGGTTTCCCCATTCACCATTTCAAGGAAGCGGTCTGCCAATCGTTCACTCACTTTGGCGATGTCCTGGGCGCGCAGTTTCCGCACACCGTCGCCCGTGTCGATGGGCACGGCGCGCATGGTGTCCCAGTCGCCGGGGGTGAAGCCCCAGCGGGCCAGTGTATCGCGCAAGGCAGCTGGCAGTTTTTCGAAGGGTGCGGCGGCCTGCACCGCGAATTCCCGCATGAAGGCCAGACCGAAACCATGGCGGGCGGCGCCCGTCCATGGCGTGAGGCCGCTATAGGTCAGCAGCCGGTCGGAAACGTATTGGCTCCATTCGGGGCCGGAAAAGCTGCCCACGTAACGCGCCTGTGTGTGAAAGCTGTGCATGGCGCTTTCGAGGATCAGGCCCGCCTCCGCCGCCTCGCGCTTGCCAGCAGCGGTGAAACCATGGGCGATGTCGCGCACCATGCCCGCCTGCGGAATGCCCGCGAAATTGCGCGCAATGGCCGCTGTCATCGTGTCGCCAGGAATGGACGCGAGTGTGGCTCCGCCCAGCACCGAAGATGTGATGATATTGCGCACCACGGCGAAGCCTGATGCAATTTTGGTGTTCACCGGCGTTTCCAGTTCGCCGCGCATGGAAGCCCACATGCGGTCAAGCTTGTCGATCTTGCCGCGCGCATAGTCGAGCGCCTTTTCGCCCTTCACCGGCAGCATCGCGTCACCGCCAGATGCGGCCTTCTGGCCCTCCTTTTCAATGATCTGTCGAAACCAGTTCAACGTGCCTTCCGGGTTCGGCCCCAGAATTTCCATGGCGGCCGTGTCGCGCGCCATGCGGTTGATGTAAGTCATCATGCTGGAAAAGGCATCACCTTCACCAAAGGCCTTTTGATAGGCCATCCAGTCATCGGCAGATTTGAACACAAGGAAGCGGTGTTCGGCGTTCTGGTTGGCAAGACTGCCCGCGCCGGATGGGCGGCGCGAGGCTTCGCGGGTGGCCCAGCCTTCCTGTGTCACGCTGTCATAAACATGGTCCAGCATTTGATCGAGGTCGCCCGCCGTCACTGGCGTGTCAGTCAAAGGGTGGCGCATGCGGCCAAGGTCGAGGCGCGGCGCAATTTCCCGTTTCCACACATCGCGCCCCGCCGCCCGCAGCGCCCGCGCGTCATGGCTTTGTGGCAGGCCCCAGTTTTCCAGCTTCGCAATGTGCCCACCGGCGGCGTTGTAGCGTCGGCGCAGCCATTCGGCGGTTTCCGTCCACGATTTCGCAAGGCCCTTTGCAGCATCGTCACCGCTGCCCTGCCCGAAGGCTTCGCGCACCACATTGGCAAGCCGCGCTTGCCCGTGGCGGAACTTGTCACCACCAACAGCGCTTCGGCGGAATTCATGCAGCAATGCTTCCATGCGCTGGTGCGCCTGGCCGATGATCGCCAGTTTGCGTCCGTTCACAGATGAAAATGAGGCGCCGCCGAAATGCTCCAGCGTGTGCAGCGCTGCTTCCGCCACATCGGGCTTTGCACCACCCTTGAGTTTCAGCCCGTCGCGGCTGAACCCTGCGCGGCGGAAGCCTTTCAGGTCTTTCCAGCGCGCATTGGTGATCTTGAGGGTAAGCGCTGCCTGGCGCTGCTTTTCCTTGCCATCGGCCTCCAGCATGGCGCGCAGGGCTTCCTTCGCGGCGGCCGGTGCAGCATTCGGGCCATCGTCAGCCTTCTGCCGCAACAGATCCTCATAGAGGCCCTTGAGCCGCGCCGCTTCCTGCAGCGTCAGTTCCTTCTGGTCGGCGGCGGATTTGAGACAATCGAGGAATGCCATGGTCACACCACCTTGCAGGCCGCCACGAGTTGCGCCAGATCCTGCGGGCGGCGGGCCTCGGTCAGCAGCGTTTCAATGTCGGGCATATCGGGCGGCAGTTCGCCGCCATCTGCTTTCAACTGATCATATTCGGCCTTGAGGCCTGCCAGCATCTCTTGCGTGGCAGCGTCCACCTCAGGCGCGGTTACGCTGTCAATTCCGCCTTCGGGCTCGGGGGGGCGGCTGTAGAGCGGGCTTGGCGGAGTTTCGCCACCATCTCGCAACTTTGCGCGTTCGCCTCGAACACGGCCCTTGCCGCTTCCGATTGCGTTTGTTCCGCCGCCTTGCGGTAGCGCTGCGCCATGTCCAGCATCTGTTGCATGCTCGTCTCCGAAGAAAGGAATATCCTGCAATCCGCTCTCGCGCGCAATAGAGCGCGTGCGCTTGTCCATGTTCATGATGGCGGCGCGCTCCACGGCCATATCGGCAGTGAGGCTGTCGCTCATCATCAGCTGATGCGCCAGCGCGGCGTCATCCTTGGGAATGGTCAGCGGATCTATGCCCAGCTTCACCATGTCGTCATAAAGCTGAAAATTGTGATCGCGGATGAAGCGGGCGGCTTCCTTGCCATAGCGCCCTTCCAGTTCATCCATGCCCGCCTTGGCCGCCTGGCGCTGCTCAATATCGGTTTGCCATGATTGATCGGCGCGGCTCACCACGGTTTCGCCACTCAAATGCCGGTCGATCAGGTCGTAGACATCGGCCACGCTGGTTGTGGCTGGACCGTCGCCCGCGTGCGCGGCGTCATCCAGAAAACCGGCTTCAACCAGCCGTTCGCGCATGTGGTCAGGCGAAAGGCCCGCCCCTTTCAGGCCGCCCTGCCCGCCGAACATATCCGGGCCCGTGGCTTCGCCCTTGCGCCGCCAGGCCGGGCCAAAGCGTGTCATGGAGCTTTGCGCGTCGATGCCACGCGCCGCCAGTTCGCCCGCGTCGTCACGCAAGCCACCCTGTGCCGCGATGAATTCCATGACGTTCATTGGGCGGCTGGTCAGGCTCTGGGTTTGTTGTGGCCGGGTCAGGTCAATGGTGACAATCGGCCCCTCGTCCTCGGCGCTGCGCAAGGCAGCGGCAAGGCGCTGGTCATGGGTTGCGATGTCAACGCCATGGGGCCGTGCCGCCGCAAGGGCCGCGTCGGTTTGCGCCGCCGCCAGGGCACCGCGCGCCTCGGGTGCCAGCGCGTCGGCAACTGGGGCGAATGCATCGGGCTTTCCGGCCAGCGCGTCGGCGGCCTTGCTTGCGGGCGGTACGCCACCCAGCAGGCGGCCAGCAACTTCGCCAAGACTTTGGCCAGCTCCGCCCAGCACACCGGCAAAGCCGGCGGCCATGAGGGTGTTGCGCAAGGCCTGGTCAAAACCGTTGTCAAGGCCAAGCTCTTTCCGCCAGGCCTGCACCTTAGGTTGTATGGCTGCTTCAAACGCGCCATTGATGATGGCCTCCTTTGCCGCCGTCTGGAGAATGCGCAGGCTCATGGTGCGGGCCGTTCCGGGTCCGGCGCCCAACAGCAGCGAACCGGCCTGCAATGGGTCGCGGAGTCCGCCCGTCATGCCGCCGCCCAGCATCGCCGCCCAGCCGGTCAAGCCGCCGGCATTGCTGCCCCAGGCCGCGCCCAGCTTGCGGTCCGCCGTTCGTGCCATCTCCATGGCATCGGCCTCGATTGGCACATAAGGGCGAATGTCACGCAGCTTGTCCGGGTGCTGGCGGGCCAGATCCTGCAAGGCCGCGGAGAAGCGTTTCGGTGCCTCGGCATCCAGCACCCAGGCATGGCCTTGTGACACATGCGTGCGCGCCGGGTTCTCCAGTGTCACGCCGGTGGCCTTGCGCACCTGGTCGATGCGGGCATCATAGGCATCTTCCACCACTGCGCTTTCAGCGTTGAAGTTTTCCACATATTGAGCCGAACGGAAGGCAGCGCCCGCCACGTCCATGAAGCCGGATGCGCCATGCGCAACGGTCAGCGGCTGCGGCGAAATCGGGTCCTCATAGATGAAGCTCATCAGTATCCCCCGCCACCGCCGCCCGACGCTTGGCGCTTCAGGTCGGCCACGTTGAATTCCCAAAAGCCGCCATCCGGGTTCATCACAAATTGCGGATCGCTGCCTTGCGGGTCGCCCAGCGCCATGCGGTAACGGCCGGGGCCAATGGCCACGGGATGGCCCAACGCCAATTGATCAGCAGTCACCGGATAGCCTTCAATGCTGGCGATGGGCGGCATGCGCGCCACGTCTGCTTCATCCAGATTGAGCAGCATCCGTTCGAAATTATCGGCGGACATATCAGGCGGCAGAAGCGCAGGAACACCGTTGATGTCCCCCATGCCGCCAACGGTCTCGCCGTTCACCTCATGAGCGCCAAGCGCGGAATTCACGATGTTGTCCCACAGTTTTGTGGCGGTTGCCGGGTCGGCCTTTGGGTCAAGGCCCATTTGCCTGGCGCGCAGATCAAATACCAGTTCGGCGGTTTGCGTGGCTGCGGCTTCGGCATTGGGCAGGAACGTCATCGCCTCCAGCGGTGCCCGCGCGCCATCCGGCATCTTGATGGCTTGATGGTCCGGAACGGCGCGGAGTTTCAGCGCCTGCGCCGTTTCGCGGATGAAGGCGTCATCACCAGTCGCCATGGCAAGTCCGGCTACGTGCGCCACCACCGGCGCGTCCTTGGAAATTTCCGCCAGCGCCCGTGGCGTGTCGCGGTCGCCAAGGGCCTGCCGCAAGGCTGGGGCGAAGCCCACAATCATATCGGGGTTATCGGCAAAGCTCTTGGCAAGCGCCTGTTTTTCCGCCGCCTTGAAGAACACCGGCGGGCGGCCATAGGTCTGTGCCACCGCATGCGCTTCGGCGGCCCGCGCTGTCAGGCTCGTGGCCAGTGCCTGCGGCGTGGAAAGGTCAATCGGCGTCGGCTGAATGCGGCCTGTCTGTTCTGCCCAGGCTAGCGGGTCCTTGTCGAGTGCCTCATGCGCCGTCTTGGACAGCGCCTGCATTGTCTCCAGCGCTGTCTGGTCAGCGGGCGTGGCGCCATCCTTGGCAATCTTCTGCTCGTAAGCGGAAATCTGCGCGTCGATCACTTCTGGCGGCTGTGTGCGGTTCACAGTCTGCCAGTTCGCCAAGCCTTCATACAGTTGCCAGCTGGCTGTCAGTTCCGGATCGTTCAGGGTTGAAACCTGCGCCTTGAGGGCGGTCCGTTCTGTCTCTGGCAGTGGCAGGCCGCCTTTGAGGCGAGTCAACGCGCTGTCAATGCCACGCTGTGTGGCATTCTGGGCTTTGAGCGCCGACGTCTGATCGGCGGCCAGCACCGATTGCATCTGTGCATCGACGCGCGCGAAGGCTTCCGGGCTCATCTTCGCCGCAAGGCCTTCGCCCGAGAGATAGGATTGTTTCAGGAACTGCGCGAACAGGCCACGCGCCTGTGGGTCCTTGCGGCTCTCGAATGTCGCCAGCACGCGGGCAGTGGTCACGTCGTCGGCAAGCTCGGCCTGCAGCTTCACCTTCTGGGCCGGGTCAAGGTTGGTGGAGCCGCCAATGAAATCGGACACGCTCTGCAATTCCGCAGCAACCGCGTCATTGCCCTTGGGGTCGATGCCGGCGCGGCTCGCCAGCTGCACCAGCGCCGTGCGCCGGGCGGTATAGTTCTGGAGGAAGGCGCCACTCGCTTCCTTTTCCAAAACCTGCTCGTGCTGGCGGGTTACATCGCGCACAACGCCCAGGCTGTGCCGCTGCAGGAACGCGCCCATGGAGGGTCGAAGCGGTGCCGGCACTTCGGAAAGGAATTTGCTCTGGTAGTCTTTCAGCAACGCCTGTGCCGCCGCCGGGTCGCTGCCCGCCTGCTGCGCAAGTCCGTCAAGATCGGCCAGCGCCTGCGATTGCAGCCGGTCGGCATAGATCGACGCGGCGGCTTCATCATAGGCCTGGCCCCGAATGGTAAAGCTTTGCGTCAGCCGCAACGGCGGGGCCGTCATGGTGATGGTGGCGGCGGGGTGAGCCACCATCCCCGCCGCCGCCGGCGCCACAGCGGCAGGAGATGCGCCCTGCGGTGCCGGTGTCTGAATGGCAATCTTGCTCGCATCCATGCCCATGGCTTCGCGCGCATAGGCCAGCCGGTTGGCAAAGCCATGCCCGGCGGTTGGGTTCTGCGGCGTCCAGCCCTGTGGGCGCTCATAGCCGATGAAGGCGGCCGCGGCCTGTTCGATGTTGCCAGCGGCGCGCAGCCGTGAACCGGCGCCGCTCTCTGTCGTGTTGAGCTCATGGTGCACGAAGGCCAGCTGCGTGTCGAAGTCGGCCCAGCTCGTGCCGCGCGAAGCAGCGAACCGGCGCAGGTTTGTCAGCCTTTCGCGGTTCCACTGGCCGATGCCCATGGAAATGCCGCCGTCGCCCACGATGCCGGGATTGAAGTTGCTTTCCTGCTGCAGGCCGCCCGCAATGGCCGCCGCCTGCACATCGTTCCAGCCCTGCTTCATGAAGAAGGCTTTGGCATAGGCCTTGCGGCTCTTGATCTTCTCTGGCGAAACCGCCACGCGGCCGCCTGCCGCTGCCGCGCCGCCGGCAATGGGCAGGCCCGTCACACTGTCGATCTGCGGCAGTCCGGCAGCGCCGCCCGCCGCTTCACCGGCCAGCCGCCCTTCGAACGCTGCCTGCTTGTCGGCCAGCGATGAGATATGCGCGGTGAGATTGGCCGACGTTTCGGCAATGTTTCGCCAGGCGGCGGCGGTGTTGCTTTCAATCGACGGCGCCGATGGCGTGATGGCGTTGACTTGAATGCCAAGCGTCTGCAGCGGATCACCCACGATAAGCCACCTCCAGCTGGTTCTTGATAATGCCCGCCCCGGCGTCCAGCAGCGAGGTGAACAGCGTGGTGTTGGCATTCGACCGCAGGCGGCGGGCTTCTGCCGCCAGTTTCAGCTGCTCGCGTTGCGTATTGCTCCAAGCCATGCCAAGTTGCTGCTCTGCGTCATGCGCTACTTGATCGCGCATGACCACGGCGCTTTTTGATCCAAGATCAACGCCACCGGCGGCAAAGGCCACCTTGTTGGAGGCGAGCGTCAGCGCCAGTTGCTTCTTGATGTCAGCCGCCGCCTGGTCGCCCTTGATCTGCTGGTCTCGCGTCTCGAAGTCCTTATAGGCCGCTTCCGTTTTCATTTGATTGGCCTGGGCAACGCCCGCACCAATCGTGGAAATAGCCGTAAAGGCCGTGCCGATGGTTTGCGCTACGCCCAGCCACGAGAAGCCGCCAGTTGCGGCGGCTCCCGCTGCAGCTGCGCCGCTTCCGCCGAAGATCGTTGCTCCAAGTCCCGCCACGAGTTGCATAACAATATCCTTATGCGGCTATGCGTTTCTTGACCGAACGCACCAGAAGGCGGCCCGGCCGTGTTTGCGAAATCGTCAGTTTTGCGTCGGCTGTGAAACCCGGCATGCCTTCCCACCGCAACGTGTCGGTGGTTGCTGCTGCCAGCGTCATTGCATGCAGGCGGCCGCCGTTGGCGGAAATGGCGATGGCCTCGGTGTCAGCCACCGATACGTCCACACCGAATACCCGTTTGAGGCGGCCCATCGGCTGGCGCGCTTCCTCTTCCGGATAGTATGGCGTATCGACTGCGCGCGGGGCCGTCCAAAGTCCCGCCCGCGCGGCGGAAACAGCACGCGGAAGGTTGATCTTTCCGCCACGCACCGTGAATGTGCCCTGCCAGGCGCCGTCAGCGATAACCTGCATGTCCTGTGCTTCGAAAGCTTCCAGTCCGGCCAATCGTGTGGATGGCAGGCGGAAGTTGAATTCCACCGCGCTGTCAAGCTGCAGTTCGGGTTCCATGCGCTCCAGCATCAGGCGCGTGTCATTGCCAGTCTGGCGCTCGGCAATTACCCATGTGGTGCGGGCCGCGTCGGTCGCCACACTGACAAACTTACCCTGCGTTGCATGCGGCATGAAGCCCGAGACTTCCTGTGATCGCATGAGGGTAACGGAAACAAGCTGGCCATCCTCATTGATGTAGAACAGCACATCAGCGTCATTGCCCTTGACGGCGCGGCGCAACGTCCAGTCAATCGGATTATTTACCAGGAAGGCGGACAGCACCGATGCATTGTCGCCGATGAAGTTACGCTCCAATTCCGAATAGCTGAGCGACACGATTGAGCGGCCACCCTTCTCCACATAGTAGACGGAATTGGAAAGCGACAACGCGGGCACAAAGGGAGAGATGCCCGGCGCGTCGGAGCGCAGGATTTCAGGCGCCGCAGTGGCTGAGAGTTTTGGCGTGGAAAGGTGCCACGGATTGGCCGACGTGAAAACGATGATGGTGCGGCCAACATAAATTTCGGTGATGGTGTTTTCATCCCCCGCGAGGTCATAGGATACAGCCGCGATTGCCCCGGAAATCTCCGTATCGAGGTTGAAGGGTTCACCGGTTACAGATCCCAGCAATGTTCCGGGCGAAGCTGGAATGCCGCCCATCACGGTCCGCTCCTGAGTGAAGCGGCCAACGGCCGGCCAGCCTTGCGCGGTTGACATGATGTCCTCGCCCGCCGCCTTGCCCTTGATGCGCGTGCCGATGGATAGATAGGTGTTTGGCTTGGTCGAAATGGCAACCATTTCGCCCCAGTCGCGCGCCGCGTTACCGCCGCCAGTGAATTTGACTTCGATCAAATCCGCGCTGTAGTCCGTTACTGTCAGGCCGGGATCAACGCCGGGAAGCGCTTCAAGCGCGGTCTTGATATTGGCGGCGGTCGTGGCGCTCGTGGTTGAATAGGCAATGTTGGCGGTTTTCGTTCCTTCAAGAATGAGCTGGAAGCCCTGCCCGTTGGTGTAGTCATAGAAGTTCAGGCGCTGCACCTCGTCCACGCCGTTGCTGTAGACACCGCCATAATCCACCAATGGAATATTTTCGTATGTCACATAATCCATCTGCCATTCGTGGTCGCTGCCCTGCCATTGCAAGCGGCGGGTTGGCGTTGCTGGATGGTACAGCAGGATTGTGTCGTAATCGGCTTCCATCTTGATGCGGCGAAGCATGTTCGATGAAAAGTTTGATGAGACGGCCGCCACCCAGGCGCTGTCACGGTAAACATCAATATTGTTCTGGGTCAGCACCAGCGAATAGTTCACGTCATCGGCATGCTGGAAGCAGCGCACGATGGCGTCTGAATTCTCCGCGCCTTCGGTGTAGAGCGTCACGCCGCGCAGGCTGATGGCGCCTGGTCCAGCACCGCCGGTGACGACGATGCGCAAATAGCGCGCCGACACGAACCCTTCCGATGGTGATGCGGCAAAGCGGCGGTTGCGCCGCGTGGTGCGCAGGTTCACGGGAAGGTCAAGGTCAGTCCAAACACCATCCTTTGAATAGCGCACGACAAAACAATCATCGCGGTCAGCAGTGGCCGAAGAAAAGTTGGTGATGTCCACCGCCGCGACGTTGAATTTCGCGCCCAGGTCGATGGTGAGCACGATGAATTCGGCTCCACTCACGGCGCCGGTGGTGAAGGTGTTGGCAGGGTTTCCATCGGTCAGCACCGCTACGCTGCCACCATTCGGGGCGCCCAGCATGGCCGTGTGGATGGTGAAAATATCGAGCTTGCGGCGGGCAAAGCTGACGCGCGTGGTGCCGCCCCGGTCCACATATCCGCCCTGGGGCAGGCTTATCACGTTCACCGCGTCGGAAAGGGAAGCCGCCACAAATTTTGTGTCGCGGCGTTCGATAACCAGCGGGTCAAGTACGCCATAGGTATGTGAGGCCTGTGTTGTGAGCGCCCGAACCATTACCAGTCCTCGAAACCGCCGCGGGCATCGCCCGGCATATAGCGCACCTCGGTCAGTGGATTGCGGCCGCCGTCGATCTGCTGCGATGGCGCCGACTGCGCGTCAAGCGAAGTGGCAACGGCGAATTGGCCGCCTTCACCCTGGTATTGTTCGGAGCCATAAACTTCGGCGCGAATGCTCTTGCGCAGCGCCCAATCCTCACGCACCGCGCCCGCCAGCTCGGCCGCCACGGCCAGCACTACAAGTTCGCGGAAATAGGTTGGCCACCAGTCCGGGTCCGGCCGCCACTGGATCACCGCCCAAAGCTGGGTTTCGTTGCTAAGAATGGTGTCCCCGTGCGGTTCCCAGCCGGTGAAGGGGCGGTCATCGCTTGCAGAATTGTAGATCACGCGCGGCGGCGCCAGGCGGTCAGCGGGCAGTTTGAAGGTATAGGCCCAGGTGATCAGCGGCACTTCGGTCAGGCGCTCCAATGCCACGCGCTTCTTGGTGAAGTGCCAGGGGTATTTGCCAAGAAGGTCATCCAGAACCGCGAAATATGTTTCCGGCACGATGTGTTCGGATGGTCCGGGCTCGGCAAAACTGTTGATGGCCAGGGCGCCGATGCGGGCCAGTGCGCGGTTTGCAATGGTGGCGTGGTCCATGGTGCCCTCGAAATGGAGAAGGCAACCGGCGCTGGGTGCGCCGGTTGCGAAGCGGCGTTAGCCGGCGGTCGTGGTCTGCAGCGCCACAGTCACCGCGGTGCCCGTGTTGGCAGAAACGAGATAGTTCTTGTGCTTGATGGTGCCACCAATGCCCATGACGGCGATGATGACGGAGCCCACGGCGAGGTCGGCCACCCAGGAGTTGAAATAATTGGCGGCTTCCACCGTGGCCGGCGCGTCTGAGGTGACGAGCTGCCAGATCGCCAGCGAGGCACCAGCGGCGCCACCCGACTGAATGGTGCCCTCGTTCACGCGGCGGAGATAACCCGGATAAATGCCGTTTGACGGCGTACCAAGTCCACGCATGTTGAAGTTCCTTTGCTGTTGCGTGTGAAGGGAAGAGAGGCGGCGTCAAGCGCCGCCCCGGTTTATGCGTTAGGAGGTGATTGCCACGTCGGCAGACAGTGCCGTGGTGCGGATGAGGCACACGCCCTTTTCCAGCAGAAGCTTGGAGCCGATGCGCATGCGCAGATTGTGGGTCCAGCAGTCCTTGCGGTTGTCCCATTCCACGTTGCCGGTCAGCTGCCGCACATAGCCGAAACCGATGGCAGAGCGGCACCACATCACATGTGTGGCCTGCCCGGCAGTATCAGCCGCGCGCAGGATGCTGTTGGAGAGCTGGAACACGTTGACGCCATTCCAGGTCTTGGCCAGGCCCTTCTTGATGAAGGGCAGGTCAGGTCCGACATAATCGGAGTTGTTGAAGTGCTTATAGCCAATCAGCCGGTTCCAGCCGACGCTATCGACGGCGCAGAAGATTTCATCTTCCAGCCACGGGGCATCCTGCGCCTGGATCTTCTCGGCCGCTTGCAGGATGTTGTCGAGGGTGAGAGATGCGGCGAAGGTGCCGACGATATTTGACGTTGCGGTGCGCAGCGCCGTGATGATCGTCTTGTCGTGCACGCGGCCCATGGCCTTGGCGCTGCGGCGGCCTTCCACCTGGCGCTGGTCCACGGACATCTGGTCAAGGTCGTCTTCATAGACTTCCGTGAAGCAGCGCGACTTTTTCGTGGTCACGACAACTTCGCTGTCATTGGCGTTCTGCACAACGGCAACGTCACCGGTCTGCACGTCTTCTTCCGCGCCGACAATGCCGGCAATGGGGAAGTGCATCTGGTTGCCGTTGATTTTCGTGGGCGGCAGTGTGGTGTTGCGCAGGGCAAAGCCACCGGCCTGATAGGTGTCAAGCGCGGTGTCCATCCACTGCTGCTTGTACCAGTTGGGTGCTGTGGGTCCAGACATGGATCAAATCCTTCAATGTGGGTTGGGTTCACATCGAACGGGCCGAGTGCCATCTGGCGTCCGGGTCTGGCGCGGAGATGCGCTGAGTGCCGTAAAGCCGCTAACGGGTCTATCCCTCGATATTGCGCCGCCAGCATAGGCAGGCCGGGAAGCCCTCAAGAGCAAACGCAGTCAGCCCACAAAAAAGGCCCGCGCGCGGCGGGCCAGTCGGCAGGCAGACCCAAGGGTCTGCGCTGGGGGTTTCCGTCAATCGGGGTAAGCGGCCTTGTAGAGGCGTTCCGTCTCCTGCGCGAAGGCTGGGTCATATTTTGGGTCCCCGTATTTGTTGCGCGGGTCCTGGCGGCGGGCGGCCAGTTGATCCGCCGTGACGCCGCCTTGGCCAGCGCCGTCCCCTGCCGGCTGCACTGACTTGATGACACCGGCCGATTGCAACGATTTGATGATCTTGAGGCCGTCCGCTGTGCCGGTCAGAAGCAGCGCCTCGTTGCGCATGCCATCTGTCCAGCCTTGTTTCGTCATGCCCTCGATCAGGCCCTGGGCCTCGCGCACCGCTGCTTGTCCGGCCGCAATGCGCTCCACATCGCTGCCTTTGAAGGCTTCGGGCGCCATGGATTTCCACATTTCGTTCGGGTCCTGTGGTGCGGCAATCAGGCCCGCTTCAATGAGGCCATCAACAATTTTTGGCACAAAGCCCGCCTGCCGATCGGTCAGATTGAATTCCTTGGCGGCGGCGCGCACGATGGGCAGCACCTTGTCATCGGGCTGCAGGTTCAACACCGGCTTGGCCTTGTCGGAAAACTCGAAGGCATAATCTTTGGCGTCGGCGGGCGGCGTGCCCATGGTTGAAATTGTTTTCCGCGCGCCGTCATAGGCTTTGTACAGTTCCGCGAATGAGGCTTCCGCCGTGTCCTTCACGAAATGCGACGGCGTGCCCTCCGGCGCTTTCCATGCAGACGCTGGTGGCTGGTTCCCGCCTTGGCCACCAGCTCCACCCTGTCCGCCGCCCGCGCCGCCATCACCTCCGGCTGGCGGCTGGTTCCCGCCTTGGCCACCAGATCCACCCTGCCCGCCGCCTTCGCCCTCTGCGGCGCGCAGCAGCTGCATCATCCAGAACAGTTTCATTGCATCTCACTCCGGGGTTTCATGTCAATGTTGTCGGCAGCGGCAATTGCTTCAATGATTGCCGCCATGAAGGCATTCTGGCTTTCGCGCCAGATGCCGTAGGCCATGAGCATTTGCGGGTCGGTCATTGCTGAAACCGGCCATGTCGTGGTGCGCAGCGTCTGGTTCAGCAGTATCTGCATTACCTCGCGGCCTGCCTCTGTCTCCATGAAGCAGGCGCGGAACTTGAGCGAGGACTTGCGCATTGCTGTCTGCTGGTCATGAAGCTGCTTTTTCAGCAGCTTGCCCAGCGTCGATGGCTCAAGATCATTCCATCCGGAACTACCGCGAATGGCCATTTCGAGCAGGCCTTGTAGGCTGGGTTCCGGCTCTGCACCGGGTGTCGTGTCGTCGAGTTCTTCGCTGACTTCGGGATCGCTCATGGGTGGCTCCATGGTTGGGGGTTAAGCTGCGGGGGGTGCTGCGGCGGGCGCTGCTCCCTGTTGTTGCATCTGGGCTTGGGCGATGATCTGCGCCACCATCTTCATCAGGCCATCCCGTTCCTTCGGGCTGCGAATGAAGTTTGGCGAAACGCCCAGCATACGGCCAACAGCCGGGAAGATTTCTTCGATCTTGGCGGCCAGTGCTGCCGCTTCGATGCCGCCCAGCTTGATCATCATGTCAAGCCAATCGACAATTGATGATATGTCGGAAGCCGCCTGAGCGCGGGCGATTGGTGACGTGATCTGCACTTTCAGCACAAGCTGATCAATGGGCAGCTTGAAGGCAATGATATTGCGGCGGTGCATCACATCAACAATGCGCTGCCACAGCGGAATGACGATTTCCAGCAGCAGGCGCGGATAGGCGCCGGCCAGGTCGTTCATCAAGCGCTTCATGCGCTCCACGATTTCGGTGGCGGAACGCACCGCGCCGCTATCCGGTGGCAGCGTGTCGTCAAAGGTGATCTGTTTCACGTTCTCGCGCAGATCCTGCAGCACGATGTTGGACACGTCATAGCGGCCTGGCATTTCCTGCCGCTGCAGCGCCGGTCCCATAGGTCCGCCATTCGAGGAAACGGCCCACATCATGCCGGGCTTCATCATCGCCGTCTTCGGATTGAAAACACGGTCATTGCGATAGGTCCATAATCCCAGAACGGCGAAGGCCACGGCTTTCAGCGTCAGTTCCGTAACCTTGTTGAGAACCTTGGTGGTTGGCAGTGCCGCAAGGCCGGGGCCGCGGCCATGGGCTTCTCCCGGCACCTTCCAGAAGCGCGGCGTCAGCCAGGGCGTGGTCAGCATGTCAGGAATTTCGTCGGCTATCGGTCCATCAGGCTTGTCATTCTCGATGACGTAATGGTGCCAGCGCTTTGTCTTGGTGTTCCATTCCGTTGCCTGCAGAATGGCAATCTGGCAGGCAGGTTCCCGGTCAATCTTCTTGCGCGTGTCTTCGCAGAATTTCGCTTTCGGGAATAGTTCTGGCAGGTCTTGTGCCGCGTAGGCCTTAAGCCAGTAGACGCCGCGCACCTTGCCATAGCCGTCTTCACGCAAGGCGATTTCACCAACGGGCACCGAAACGAATTTCAGAATGTCGTCGTCATCCTCCAGCATCAGCAGCGCGCCCTGGCCGCCGAACAGGTCGTGATACATTTCCTCGGCCGCCAGGCCAAAGGCCGCGCTTTCCAGAAGCGCCATTCCTTTGTCGGTCACTTCTTCCAGCTGTTTTTCGACAAGCTGCACCTGCTCGTCAATCGCCTTTGGATCATCGTTACCCGCAGCTTGCATGCCCGTCACAATCATGGCCTTCAAGGATGGCCCAACGTGGAGGTCAGCGAATTTCTGGAAGGGTGGCGTCACGTCGCGGCTCATGCGCCCGGCAAAGCGGTGCGCGGCCTTCACTGCCGTGCTGTCAAACACCTTCTCCAGCCCGCGGCTGTTGTCGCGCGTGGTGACGTTGTGGCCAATCGGGCGGCGGTTTGGAATGGCATAGGTGTAGAGCTCATCATAAAGCTGCGCCCAGTTCTTGCGGTCCTCATAGGCCTTACTGGAACGCGCCGCGATGGCTTTGGCGGAAAAGTTCATCAGCCGCCCAGTTTCTGCTTTTCACGGAAGCTGAGAGCCTGACGGCGCGAACCGATCTGGCTGGAGAGAGACGCCAGCTTGTCGGCCTCGGCGCGCTGCTCGGCGGCACGGTTGATCTGGTCCTGCTGCGCGGCGCGTTCCGCTGCGCTCGGGCCCTTGGCGCCGCCGCCGCCGAATAATTTGCCAATGGCCTGCATTCATCGCTCCCGATCATCTCGTGTGACGGGGCCGAAGCTAACAGGGCTCAGGGGGCCTCAAGAGCAAACGTGTGGAAGCGGTCGCCCGCGGCGCTGATGTCGCGCGTGAAGCCCATGAGCCGCACCAGCCGCAGGCCGGTCGCATCGGCATGCTGGACGCTGCAGAACACTGCGCCCAGCACAGGACGGTCACGCCACAGCCGATGAAGTTCCAGCAACAATCTCCGCGCCCGCGCCGTGCCGCGAAGATCCGGGCGCACCATGAACCATAATTCCAGCGCTTGCGGATGCTGATAGAGGCCGATCACGGCCAGCGCTTCGCCGTCCTTCACGGCCGTAACAGCCATGGAATGATTGAGCTGATGGGTCAGCGCTGCCAGCATGCGCGGCGGCAACAGCGGCGCCACGTGTGGCAGGTCATCAAGCTGCGCAGGCCGAAGGTCGATCATACCGAAAACACGTTGAAGTCAGAACCGCCGCGCGCCGCCGGTGCATCGTCGTCATCATCGCCCTGGCTGAGCGATGCAATGCGCTTGCGGCCATGTCCGCCCGGCGCACCTGCCGTCACGCCCGCCACGCCGAAGATGTCGAGGCCGATATACTGGAGAGCATCATGCGGATTGCTCCAGGCGTTCTTTTTCGGTTTCGGAGCGGGCACAGCATTTTTGCCGGTGCCCACCATCTCGATCTTGTAATGCGAGTTGAAACCCTTGCGCAGGAAGCGGCAGCGCGGTGAAAGCCACAAGGCCGGCACACGCCCGTCGATGAAGTAGGTGAGAAGCTGGCGGATCACGTCATGACGCGCCTGCAATTCATTCGTGGGCGCCGGCAGCAAGGCGACGCCCAGCGCTTCGCTCACAGTTTCAGCCCAGGCATGGTCACCCTCTTCCTTGTCGCCACCCGAGAAGCCCGCAAGGTCACAGGTTGCCGACAGCACATCGAAACCGCCATAACGCTCACGCAGCAGGTTGCGGCACTGCTTGCCGAACGCCGTAGGGCCAATGCGTGAGTTCGGCACCAACTCGTCAAGGATCAGCAGTTGTCCGGCATAGGTGAACTGTGTCGCCACCATGGCCGGGCCTGTAACGCCCTGGTCGAAGCCCAGCCGCAGCGGCAGGCCCTTGAGCGGCTTGATGTCGGTTTCCGCCACATGGCGCATGTCATCAAATTCCGGATACACCGGCATGCCGTCCCGCGAATATCCATACATGCCGTCAATCATCCGGCGTACATAGTCCGGGCGGTGTGCATTGAGTTCGGCAAGCCGCTCATAGCTCGCCAGCGAAACACCGGCGCGGTTCTCGCCCATGGGGCTACGCCCTGATGGCTGATGGAATATCTTGTGGCCCGGCGGTTTCTTTTCCTCGAACAGTTCATAGACCCAGCTGTCAACATCAGGCGGGTTCAAGTCTCCTACCACACCCACGAAATATTTGGGCTCGCGCTGCCCTTGATCATTCACCGAGAAGGCGGCGGGCGGCAGCAGCCGTTGCGGCGGGTAACGCTTTTGCTGCAGACGGCCGATGATGTTGGTCAGCACCTCTTGGCTTTGAGTGTCGGCTTCGTTCATGTAGGCCCAATTGCCTTCCAGGCCTTTGAGCGCGTCCTCGATCGATACGGTTTCATCCAGCGCGCGAAACTCGAATGACGCTTCCAGAATGCATCCATCGGGCTGGTCGAAGCGCAGCACATGCGTTGCCTGGCGGCCGCGCGCGCCGGTCCATTGCCCCTTGCTCTGGTCGAACCATTGCCACCAGGACGGAATGAGCGTGTCCCACAGTTTGGTGTAGGTATCTCGAAACAGGAAGCCCTTGAACCGCCGGATGCCGTCAACGCACACCGGCATTTCGGTGGCCACCGTCAAGCCGTCGAATATGCACAGGTTTGTCTTGCCCGAGCCAATCGGTCCTTTGATGAACCGCACAGGCGAGCGGTCGCGCAGGAATGCCTCACCAACCGGCCCAGGAGGTTGATAGGTGCGCGCATTCAGGGTCATGCCGAACCCCCACGCCCCAATCCCGCGTCACCGCGCGGCCCACGCCCCCCGGTCCCCCAACCTTCGAATTTTTTAAAAACGGTCAATTTCAGTGGGCAAGGAAGGTCCGAATGGGTAAAACCCGCGCGGGCTTGCCCCTCAAGGGGGTGCGATTGCGATTTCGGGGACACCCCCCCACTTGGCGCATGGCTGGATTTGAGGGGCACCCCCCCTGCTCCATTTTGGCCCGCCCTACACTGGCCCGCTGATTTTCCATCAGCGGTTCCGTTTATGCAAGACATTGATCTGTCAACACTATTCCGTTTCATGAGACTTTCCATCATGAGACTGGCCATCTTGATCAGTGCTAAGTTGTTGATTTTGCTCAATCGCCTTTAGGTCGAGGCCCCAGGCGTTTACCTGGTCTTGCCCAGGCCGCGGCGCGTTCTGGTTCACCACCATAAGCATGCCGACCGTACCCATATCCACCTGCACCGATTGCGGCATGGCCTGCAGCGTATATTTCGCCACAAACTCGCGCAGATTCTGCTGGTATTTTGCCGCCTCCAGCATGTCGCAATTCAGCGCGGCCTTAAGATCGGCCAGTGGCATGTCGCAGATCTGCGCCGCCGCAATCACCGGATGCCGGTGCCTGGACAGAACATAGTTTGCCAGTTCCTTAGTGCTCTTGTTCTGGCTTCCCTTTGGCCGGCCGGCCGAAACCGGCTTGCCATTGCGCATCACATCGCCCAGCAGTGGCAGCTGTGCCATCGGCACAAGCTCCATCTGCTCCGCCTCCGGGTCCAGCGGCGCACCATCAACATGCGCCGCCAAAGCTGCCGTCACCCCTGTGACCTTTTCACCCATTTCCACCCCCTTTTTTAAGGGTGGAACGGTCTAATACGTAACCGTTCCAGTATCGGTTCCAGCCTAACAAACAGATGTCACTTACCTTTATATCATTCCGGAACGGTGGAACGATGGAACTACATATTTCCCATGCGTGTGCGCGCACACCTGCGCACAACCCCTCTTGCGGTTCCATCGTTCCACCGTTCCTCATTTCCAATTGTCCTTTAATCTCCACTGTTTACCGGTGGAACGGTTAAGGGTGGCAAGCGTTCCACCGTTCCACCCCTTGAACCCACCGCGCGCGCGGAAGTTCCGAGCCTCCTACCTTAAGGCCGGGGCCGGGGCCTCAAGAGCAAAACAATGGGGCTTGTTGGCGCATCACGGACACCGGCAGCGCGTTTAAAATCACGGACGCTGACGGCATTGCGCTTGCGTATGTCTACTATAAGCATTCATCAGGCATGGACACCTACCTGACCAAGGCCGACGCGCAGGAGCTTGCAGTCAGGATTGCCCGGCTTTCTCGGCCTGATCCACAGACGCGATGAAGGCTGCGGCGGCGCGAAGGTACCCCAGCCGGATGGTCAATGGACACAAGCAATTGTCACTGGGCGAGATCGTTGATCCATTGAAAAACTGGTGGGGCCTATCCAGTCGTTTTGCTTCATCCGCAAACGGCTTCATCACCTCCACAGCCTCTGCCAGCTTGGCGCGGAGGGCGTCAGCCTCAGCCTTTGGCACGTAGGCATGGCCGTTGTGGTGCAGCACGGCGGCGGGCTTCTCGCCTCGCGCAACTGCAAGCGCGTCCTTTGCGCCTTCGATGAGCTTGCTCATGGCTTCACCTCAAGGGCTTGGCGGGCGGCTAAAAGCTCTTTGTCGTACTGAGGCCCTTCATATGGGCCGATGTGTAAGTGAGCGATGCGCCACACTGTTTCATATCGACTATCTGCATGTACAGCTTCGAGCTTGTTGGTAAGAGCGCTGAGCGCCTCCCGCAGCCTCGCCGCCTCGGCGCGAGCTTCGTCTAGCGCGGTGATGAGGGCGGGAACTTGTGTTGACGCCATCTCAAGGAATTCAAATCGGGCATCAACTAAATCAAGGCCAGAGCACATACCGGATTTGATGAGATGCTCCCCGTTGACGATGGTTTCCGCCAACTCTCTCAGCTTTGTGAAGTCATTCATGGTCGGTTTTCCTCATTGAAAACAACAGAAAGAAGATGGCAAAGAGCATGTAGAATATTGCATTGATGGGGCGTTGCCATATGAGGAACTGAGCAAGTGCAGCGCTCGCATTTATCAGCGCAACTAAGGCGTAGAGATTAATCACGGGGCTGCATCCTTCTCTGTGTGTTCGCCGCAGAAGTCGGCGCGGTTCGTTGTTGGCCAGACCGTTTCGCAAAAGCGATACGAAAACCCGTTGTCCATTCCCTCGCCATAAAATGCCTGCGGGGGCCGTTTGCGGCATAAGCCATCTGGCGACGGGCTTTGGAAGGGTGTCCACCACTTGCACGTCTCGCACTTGGGCTGCGTCATGGGGTGGGCTCCTGTGCGTGAGCGGCAGGGAGAGCGCGAG